CGCACTGTCGGACTGGAAGTCGGCAGATTGGATGTCCGCTTCTGCGGACCATCACCGTTAGGCCGAACGACCGTACTGGGCGCAATCCTGCCAGTGAGGCAGCACGGCGAACGTCTGCTTTCGGGAATGGCTCATTAGCTGGCCAATGACAGACTTGGGTCGAAAGCGGCGATCGTGCCCCGCCGGCGCATCTATTGCGCGTCCGTCTCACCGAGCGTGCGCTGTGTCTCAGCTATTGTGCGTCAGAGGCTCGGCTCCGTCTCAGATAATGTGCGTCGGAAACCGGCCTTTAGCCGACGGCGGCCGGAGAACTCAGGATTTGGCTCGGACCTGCACGAGCTCCTCCTTGGCATGTGCCTGCAAATTGAGCGGATGGAGCAGGGCAAGGAGTCCGTCGACGAATTCGCGACGAAGATGGTGAAGTTGCGCCACGACGTCGAGCAGGCCGCGCGACGACGACGGATTGACCGCGAGTCTGGTCATGACGCCGCCCAGCGCGCGTACAGCCGGCTCCGTTCGGCATGCAATTCTTCGAGCAAAGCAGCGACTCCCACCAGGTCATTGCGCGACAGCTCAGGCTGTAGCAACCACCAGTCCAGCTGCTCGATCGCCAGATCCATGGCGGCCTCCTGGATGCGATCTGGATCGTCCTCTCCAGGCAGTCGCCTGGCCTGATGGATCAGCGCGTCGAGCAGGCTGAGTGGTGGCATCGGCGACCTCCTCCAGCAACGTGATCAGAACACCAGCAGTTCGCGATCTCGATAGATAAAATCGGCGTCGGCCCGCATCGCCTCGCCCATGAACACGCCCAGCGCCATGATGCTCGCGATCGCCAGGTCAATCTTGTTCTGCGGCGCGGACTTGCTGCGCCTGGGGTAGACGTTCGAGCGCGCGTCGTAGTGGCCGACCACGTTGGAGACGCAGAAGCGCAGCACCGCGTCACCGGTATGCAAGACGCGCCGGTTGCGCATCTTGGCGTCGAGAAGCTTGGTCGGCTCCGAGAAGTTCATGACCGTCGGCCGGTATTCCACCAGCGGCAGTCCGTGGTTGTTCCGCAGGCGCTGCGACAGCTGCGCCAGCGCCCAGGGATCGTACGCGATGGACCTGACGTCGAACCTGCCTGCGGCGTCGATCACCCATTGTTCGACCAGATCGAAATCGGTGGTCTCGCCTTCAACCACCGTGATCAGCCCTTGCTGTGCCCATTGCTCGTAGGCGGGATGGCGTCTGGCGTCGATCGCCGCCCGCGGCAGCCAGGCTTGCGCGAACACCCGGATGTCGCTCTCCGGGTCGTTCGAATGCTCGGGAAACACCAGCACCGCGCCCGCCAGGTCTGTCCGGGTAGCCATATCGATGGCGCCGTAGCAGACGCGACCCGCCATGGCCTCAAGTCGCAGGTCGGGGTCGCAGCAGGCGTCCCAGGCGGCGAGATCGAACAGCGAATTGTCGACACCGCCCCATAGGTTCAGATGCCGGGTCTTGAACGCCTGCTGCAGCGCCGGTGAGGCCATCGCCTGCTGCGCGATCGCCCGGATCGCGTCGGGCTGCACGGTCTGGCCCCAACTCGGATTGGCTTTGAGCCAGGTGGCCTCTTGCCATGGATCGTCTTCCGCATCGGCGGCGTAGATGACGCCGAAGAAGCGATCGTCCTTTACCGTGCCTTGCAGCACCTCGGTCGTGTAGTCCCACACTTGCCGCCCGACGCCCATGACGTTGTCGGTGGTGGTGCTGATCGAGATCAGTAGCGGTTGGGCGCGCTTGCCCATCGCGGTCGCCAGCACGTCGTACACCGCCTTGGTCTTGTGGCTGGCGAGTTCATCGCAGACCGCGAAATGCACATTCAACCCGTCGAGCGCCTTCGCATCGGAGGAAATTGCCCTGAGCGATGAAGCGGTGCGGTGCTGGAAGATGCTGTGCTGCATGCTGTCGACGCCGAACTTGCGGCGGAACGCCGGGCTGCGCTCGACCATGGCCTTGGCGATATCGAACACGATCCGGGCCTGATCGCGGGTCACCGCAGCGGTGTAGCCTTCCGCGCCACCTTCATTCTCGGTGAACGTCACCACCAGGGCGAGCGCAGCGAGGGTCGAGCTCTTTCCGCTGCCGCGCGGCAGCCATAGTGACACCTGGCGGAACCGGCGCAGATTTGTCGTTCGATCCTTGAAGCCAAAGACATTACAGAACACCCACAGCTGCCACGGCATGAGCCGCAGTTTCTGTCCCGCCTCCGGGCCTTTTATGTTCTCCAGTGTACCGACAATGTGGATCACCAGTGCCGCTGCGGCCGGCTGGAACTTCCACCGTCCTCGCCCTGCCAGGGCCCGCTCGAGGTCGGTCAGGTAGCGTTTGCAAGCGAGAATGACCCATTTCCCGGCGGGGATCTCGCCGCTGACCACGTCACGGGCATACTGTTCCGCGGTCGCGATCCAGCCGAGCTCTTCGGCGTTGAGCACGCTCACAGTTGCGGTCGTCTCGGTCATGCGGACTGGTCTGCAGCATCGGCCGGCGGTACCGCTGGCTGCTTCGCCTTGCGCACTGCGGACTTACGCCGGGCCGATCGCACCTTGGCGAAATCAACCACATCGGTGGCGACACCGTCGCGCAATCAGTCGAACGCGCTCCATTCCGGCGCCTGCTGTTCCGGCGCTGCCGTCACCACGAGACGTGACCGACTGGACGGGGTAAAGCCCATCTCTGCCTGCAATCGGGTCATCAGCAGCACGCATTTGTCGATCACATGCACGTACTGGGAGATCGCGACCCCATTCGCGGTCGTGGTCAGCAGCGGCAGCGCCGCGCCGCGATCCAAGGCACGCTGCGACAGCACCGCCAGGCGATACCTGACCCGCAACTCGACATAATGCTCCAGCACCGCGGCATCGATCCGGGCCAGCACCCCTGCAGGCGCATCACGCAGCAGCTGCGCCCATTCGCTGCGATGCTCCGCCTCGAACCATGCCGGTGTGCCGAGCTCGGCGGGTGTGCCCGCCGCGACCGGCTCACGCTCACGCCGGCGGTGATCGGTGACGTTGTAGGTGCCGTGTAATTTATGCAGCACCGTCGGTTTGGGTTTGGGACCTCCGCCTCGCGCCATTCGCAGTTCCTGTTGCCACCGCCGCGCCAGCCTAACGCGAGTTGCCTAACCCTGAAAATGCGGCTGCGCGGTCCGGTCTTGCGAGCGACTCGAAAACTTTCAACACGCCCCCCCGGTCACGTGAGCCCGCGGCTACCCGGGGGTGCACGCCCGAAGCCGCCATCGCTGCGATTGGATTTGCGCCGATGACACGGCCAGCACAACGGCTGGCAGTTGGTCGGATCGAGGCGACGTTCCGGTGCCGATCTGATCGGCTCGATGTGATCGACCATCTGCGCGAGCCGCTCGACGCCGCGTCGTGCGCAGTGCCGGCAGTAGGGTTCAGCCGCGAGGATCTCGTTGCGTAGCGTGTTCCAGTCGGGGCCGTAGCCACGCGCGGCGGCCGGCGGACGTGGATGGTAACGCTCTTGCTCTGCACGAAAGGCCACCAGCCTCTCCCGCTTGGTGGGGGCCCATGGTGGTCGGAACAGGGGCGCCCGCGCATTGCGCATCGTATGCTCCCGTGACGCCTGCCGCGATAGCACGGCGTCATGAGCCTGACCCCGAACGATTAACTTTGTCTATCAATTTACTCTGCCCGTGAGCTGGATGACGTAGCCACCTCCAGAGGATCAGCTCGTGCGCCGCTTCCACCGCGCCATTCGCGGCGGACGGCACTTCAACCCGAGACGCTGTGCCAACGCATAGGCGCGCAGAGCCCGTCTCCGAATGACAGCGCAACGGCCGCTTGCGACCCGCACCCGGTCATAGAGCGCCGAAGTAGTCAACGCGGGAAGCGGTCGTTCGCTGACCAGGGCTGATGGCGGCTGAGCGCCCATTCCGGCCGCGTGATGGCGCGGCTCCGTTCCTCGAAAGCGGACATCCCGGCCAGCTACTGCGACCGGCTGCGCGGCGTGCCCGGGTGCGTCGATCGTGCCGGTGGTGCCGTGCG